CTCCCACACCGACAGCCTTTGCCCTAACGTCTTAGGGCTATACAATGCTCACACCTCACGATGTGGCGAGTCTCATGGAGACTAATAAGGGTAAGTTAGTGCCCTTATCGTGCCGGCTCAAGGTGCGACCTTGATGTCTCGATAATGAGATGGTTTCATCCCGCCGGCTGTTGTTCGAAGGTGAAGAAGCCCACCAGCCTACCCCTCAACGCGAGCCGAGAGGCTAACGCGGAGTCTCCTTAGGTACCTTCACTCTATGTAAAGGGTTCGGTGAGGCTGAAAGCGAACTCAGGAGAGGATATTACTGAGAACGATTGTCATTGTGACGGCGACGGAGCCTAGTGCGAGTCCTAGCCAGAACGAGGTCTTTTCGAAGCCTCTGGTGGCTCTCAGGCCGTCTTCTAGGCCGTTCTCATAGCCTTCTAGGTAGTCTTCTGTGTGGTAGGTCATAGGTCTAGCCCTTTCAAGTCTGTTGGTACTGGGACGTCTACTGGGAAGCCTCGGAGATAGTCTCTGATTGCTTCAGTGGCTTGGTCGTAGGAGAGGCGGTCATATTGGTCACGTCGTTCTGGGTCTATCAGTGCGCTACGGGTTAGGAGATAAATGCGATATGCCCGTTTAGTGTCGTCTGGCTCGTTCATGACTGAGTGGACTCGGTTAGCTGGGAGTTCCCCTAGGAAGAGGGCGTCAGCTTCAAAGTGTTCAGTTCTGATGTGAACGAGTTTCATGAGTAGTCCCAATTCAGTGAGACGGCGTAAAGAAAGGACCCTAGCCAGATGTCGAGGTGTCGTGAGGTGTCTGTGCGCCACAGTTGGAAGCCGAAAGTCCGATATTTGGAGAGGTAACGCTTCCTCGCACAGCGATACTTTCTGAATAGCCAGTAGTAGCGTCGTCTTTCTTTCATCACTGCTCCCATCGCGTCAGAACTATACCTGTAACGGTATAGTTTTGACTCATTCTGTTTCCCAGCTTCGATAAGGATTTAGAGTGTGGTCAACCGGCTCAAAAGTGGCATCCTCAACACCAGCATCGTGGCCCTCTTGCCAAGCTTTCGCTTTCAAAGCCCTAGCCCTGTAGGAGAGCCCGTTTTCTGTGAAGAAGTCTGCGACTGCTAGTTTCTTTGTTTCGTCAAGCCAGCGGTCGAACTCGGCGTCAGCTTGAGCCTCGTCAATCAGCTCGAACCTGTTGTCACCAATCTTGATTAGTCGGCTCTGATATACGTCGCGGACTTCTTCTGTTGTAGGTGTGTAATGCCTTGTAGAGCCGTCACTAACAGTGTTACTGCCTGAAATATCAGTCATTATCGTCTCCCTCAGCGTCTAGAACAGCCTGAGTCGCGGCCCAACGCTTCGGATAATCCTTCTTATCCCACCGATTCACCCGTGACCCGTCCTTCATCACAGCGATACTCCAGCCGTCATACACGCCTCGAAGCTCGACAAGGTAGGCGACGTTTTCGCGGTCAATCACGCTCAAGCCTCTGAATCTCACGCTCGATGAACTCGATAGCTTTTGTTAGCGCGTCAATCTCTTCGCTCATGTCAGCGATGACTCCCACGAGGGTCGAGATAGCTTCTGATTTTACGTCGGCAACGATTCCAGACAGAGCAGACTGTACGGATGCGTCATCTCGGTTCTTGGAGCGAAGTTCTCGGTCGTGGTCGTCTAGGAAGTCCCACGCGAGCTCTGTGACAGCGTCCTGAGTCGTTCCATACACTCGGACCGGGTACAGCATCCCTTCAGGGGTGAACTCGGCGTAATGGCTCTTCCCTGACGGATGGTCTGTAGTGCCGAACTTGATGGTCGGGAGGGTCACTTTGTTTTCTCGATTTCTTTGATAGCCCATGCGATGACGGAGCACTCGGTACAGCAATCTCCCCCACAGTCTTGGTCTCTGAGGATGGTTAGGACGCGGGTGCGTTCAGCTTGGACTCCTTTAGTAAAGGCGTCTCTTTTGAGGATGTTCAAGGTCTCTCCTGTCGTGACGATTTCGTCTGGAATCACGAGGTCTTCTTGGCTGGGCGTCGCCCGTCGAGGATGTCTCGGATGCGTGCCTCTTCGATGTTCTTGTCCGCTTCTTTGCGGTGTTCAAGATAGTCGGTATTGAAACGCTCGGATTCAATCTTGCCAAGGTACTCGTTAATCTGTTGTGCGGCTGTTAGTGCCATGTTCTTATCCCTCCAAAAGCGAGAAGTCGAATGTCTGATTTGCTAGGCGTGAAGCGATGATTTCACAGTATTTCTCCTCTAACTCTACGCCTACGGCTTTCCTTCCGAGGTTTCGAGCGGCTAGGAGTGTCGAGCCTGACCCTGCAAAGGGGTCTGCGATGGTTCCCTCAGGACACCGGTCTATGAGGAGCTCCATCAGTCCGACGGGTTTAGGCGTCGGGTGTCCTATCTTGGCGACCTCGATGGAGCGGGCTTCTTTTGTCTCGATGACTGACCTCATAGGGGGAGAGGTCTTCTTGAATCCTGTTCCGAGGACGTAGATTTCTTCGTGCTGGACCATGAACGGGGCTGTCAGCGGTCCGGGGGCCTGTCCACGCTTCCACCAGATGAGGAGGTGTTGCGTGTTGGCTGGGCGGGGCTTTTTCCATGAGCCGAAGACTATGGCTGGCTTGTCTCCCCATGCTTGAAGAGCTGAGTCGCGGATTCCGATGTTCTCGTCGTTCGCAATCCCATCCTTCCACTTGGAGGAGCTCCCTTCTCCGTCGTAGTTGCTCGTCCCTTTCCATGCGATGCCATAGGGAGGGTCTGTGACGAGAGCGTCAGCTTCTAGCCATGCGGTTTCTGTTAGACAGTCGCCAAGGTAGAGGGTGACGTAGTCGTCTTTGTAGTAGAGGCTCACGCTGAGGCTTTCTGAAAGTCGAATAGTTGGTAGAGGTCTTTTCGTCCGGCTCTCCAGAGTGCCTTGTAGAGTGCGCCGGGGCTTTTGTTGAGCGCGGTCGGGATGTAGTAGGGGCTCATCCCGTTATCGAGGAGCCAGACTGTCTCTTCGACGATTTCTTCACGAGTCAAGTCGCTCACTTTGACACCTGCCAGACCTTAGCGAAGCGTCCTGAGGGTAGTTTGACCTCTAGGCCAGTAGCGGAGACGAAGCCTTCACGGACAAGCTCTGCTCTCCGGCTCCGTATGCCACTCTCAGAGGCTCTTGGAGCTCCCTTGAGGTTTCCATACGCTTCGACGAGTTCGACGTCTGTACGGGCTCTCACGAGACACTTCAAAATGTAGTGTTTGGTCAGGCTGATGTCCTTGACGGACTTCGCGGCGTCGTGTGAGGTCTGTGGGTCTGTTTTGCGGGCTTTAGCGGTCACGGTTCTTCTCCTCAAATGGAAGGGTGATTGTGTAGTGCTCTGGGTCGAAGGGGCAGAAGACTTCTCCGGGTGGAAGGTCTTTGCGGCAAGTCATACAGCGGTCATACGTCGGAGCCATGCTTAGCCTCCCTGTATGGCCCACAGGGCGACGATGAACAGTTGTAGGGCTACTGCGAAGGATGCGAGCAGAGCTGTCCAGAAGACGAAGCGGACGGCGGTGCGGACTCGGTAGTAGTTGCGTGACTTCATTACTTCCCCGCAATCAGGATGACGGTCAGGATAGTCAGGAGTGCGATGTTGACACCGACGAGGATGTTTGCGATGCGGACAAGGTGAGGCTCGATTCGGTAGGTGTAGCGAACCCCGGGAGGGAACGTGGAGAAGAGGTCAGACTGGACTTCTGCCTTCGTCTGATTCCACGCTGTCGATGACACTTGCTGGACGTCGATTTCTATGTAGCTCATTTCTCTCTCTTCTCTCTTATGCGGCTTTGACACGGGATAGCTGGGTGGACTTGCGGCCTTCGTAGTCGTCGAACGACTTGACGGTTCCGCGAACGGTGATTCGGTCTCCCTTTTCAGCGGACCAAGCCCAGCCGGCGGTCGTGAATGCTTTGACCTCGTGTTCGAAGTCGACGCGGATGATGACGAGGAGCGAAGTGCCGAACTGGGTCTCGACGGTGCGGATGTAGGAGACGGTTCCGTCGAGTTCTACAGCGTCGCCGATGTTTGATTCGATGTATGCGCTGGAGCTGTTGGCGATGTCGCGCATAGCCTTGAGTTCTGCCTGACGCTCAATGTCGAAAGCGTGCTGAACGCGAATCTTCTCTCCCTCGATAGCGTCGCGCTTGGCCTTGCGGGCTTCGCGCTTCGCTTCCTCTTCTGGGGTGTAGACGCGAACGCGGACGACCTTTGCTCCGTTACATTTGAAGCAAACTCCGTCGAACGTGGAAGCGAACTCCATCATCACGCCACGGCCTGAGCACTTTGGACAGGTGACGGTCGTGTAGACCTTCTCAGCCATTAGAGGAACACTCCGTACTGAGTAGCGACAGCCTTTGCGGCGTAGAAGCGAAGCTGAGCTGACTGGTAGATGTCTTTGAAATCTTCATTGTCACCGATGAGCTTACGAAGACGGTCGAGCTTACGCATTTCGTACTCAGCGGCCCAGAAGTCGTCAGAAGCTTTCTTTTCTGCGGCGTAGAACTCAGCCATCATCTCGTCAGTGACGTCCGATGTGTCGATGTTGTCGATGTCGATGTTGCTCATGATTTCTTCTCTCTATTAGCGGGATGATTTACCCGGTATAAACAACAATATCCCCAGAAGCTGAGATGTCAACTTCCGAGGATAATGTTTTGTAACGGTTTGATAACGCTAAGTCACGACAAGCGGGATATGTTCGAACTCCAGAATCGTCACGTCAGCTCCGGGAGGACGCCCGTCAGCGTAGAACTTCTCCGCTTCCCACCGGATTATTAGGCTGTCGTCGACGAGCAGATTTGAGTTAATGCTCAATCCGTCTCCGAGCGAGCGACACAGCTTGTCTAAGTCAGGAGCGACCGTGGGGAGCAGACGCTTCACCGACGAAGGGCGAGGAAGAAAGAACTTCACCCGCACCTCCACCGACGTCGCGAAAGGCTCCACGTCTCCAAGGTCAGCGACAGCTTCAGCTACAGCGTTACGCCACGGACCGACCTTCTTAGACGACTCGATGAATCGACCGTTCCCAATGTAACGCTTGCTCCCCTGAGGGGCAGGTTCGCCCACAATGGTCAGGTCGACTCGACGCATTAGAACGGAGCGTCAGGGTCTACGGCTGGAGCGGCCCACGGCTCACCCTGCGCCTTCACGAACTTCGACAGTGCTGAAGCGTTAATGACGTTGTTGTAGTAAATCTTCCCGTCAGCCTTCTCGGTCTTCTTGGTTCGGAACGAGCCCTCGATGACGAGGAGGTCTCCCTCAGCGAACTGAGTCAAGTCAGCTCCTGCTCGGTCTACCCAGACGTCATAATAAGTGTTCGTCCCGTCCTGCTCCCAAGCTCCGGTCGTCTCGTTCTTGCGAGAGTGGCGTTCACCAATCTCGAACAAGGTCGAAGTCCCGATTGACTTGATGGTGTTCAGGTATGCGGTCACTTTGATTTGTGCCATTTTGTTTTCTCTTTTCATGTAGAGGGCTGATGCCCTGTGTCAATCCTACGGTTTACAGATTCCTCTGGGCTTCTTCCTCGGCGAGTCTCTTTGAGCAAGGGATACACCTCCACAGTGAGAGGCCGTGCTCACACTCGGGGGCTGAGGTGGCGTTCTCACGAGCAAGACGCATCTCTTCAGCCAGTTCACGAGACCGCTGGAGCTCCCGCTCACGAGCTACACGAGCCTTCTCCATCTCCAAGTCCGCAAGCTCCTCCTTAGAGCGTTCACGAGGCGCGTAGGGCTCGTTAGACCACCCTCCGGCCCTGAGCCAAGACGCAGGGTATGGAATGAACTGACGAGGAGGAAGATTCGGGTCGTTAGCAAGTCGACGAGCACCGTTGAGGATGTCCTCTAGGCCGTTGTCTTTCACAGCCTTGACGAAAGCTTTCTTCGCGTTGAACTTGTCTACCTTCTTCGGATATATCTCCCAGAAAGATTCGAACTCATCCTCACCCGCAGGGTGGGGGATTACTTCTTTAATCTGTTCTTCTTTAGTAATGGTGTTCTTAGTGGCCTTGTTATCCGTCACCGGGTTTTCCGGCAACGGTGAATCCGCCACCGGCTCCGAAGTAGTCCAGACAGTCTCTGAGAAGCGACCGTCGTCAGACCTTTCCTGAGTGCGTGACAAGTAGCCAGCATCCTCCAGCTCACTGATAGCACTTGCTATCAAATCACGCCCGCATCCGTTCGCCTCAGCGAGAGACCGGATTGAGACAGACCACCCGGGAGAGTGAGTCATGAGCTGAGCGAGCAAGCCCTTCGACTTGAGTGAGAGACGCTTATCTCTGAGCCATGCGTTCGGAATCTGAGTGAACTGGTCCTCGAACGTGTGACGGCTTCTGACAATCGGCATTAGTCGTCCTTCCCTACTTCTTGAATCGTGTATTCGTCGTCTATCAGGAACCAAGCTCCACGGTTCGGATACCAGACAGGCACGAGAGACGAGTCAGTGTTTGTTGACACCTTCCAGCCATACGTCCGGGCCAGCTCCGCCGTGTAAGCGTCAGACTCCATGAGGCCATTAATCAGCGAGCACATGGAGACGATGTTCGAAGGGACGTCACGCTTCTTCGACCCACCCATTCCGCGATTAGCTCGATGATGTGGGACAGCGGTCTCGACGTCGCCACAGTGGACACAGCCGCCGTCACGGTCGAGGAACTTCTTGAACTGTTTGACGTTCATCGCTCCCCCTGCCCAGCACTCTTCCACATGAGCTCCACGAGTCGCGCCTGAGTCTGGATAGACATTTGAGCGAGCTCTAGGTTCTTCATCTTGGTTCGGACTCTGTTGTATTCAGCCTTAGAGATTGCCTCGTGAAGACGTTCCTTCTCAGCTCGAAGCTTTGCCCCAGCCTGACGGTCAACGACAGTCCCCTCCAGCGAGAGAAGAGCCATAGCCTCAGCCTTCTCAGCGGCAAGAGTAGCCTCAGCATATTTGACCTCTGCCTCGTACTGAGCCTTCACTCCACGAGATGCTTCTGCCCGGACGTTCACCAGTTCACGGATGATGACGTCAGGCGTTACGAGCTCACTCAACGGTCTCTCCATCTAGGACAGCGTTCAGCCTGTCAGCGATGCGCTTCTGTTCCTTCTTCAAGCCCGGAAGGCGAGCGTCATACTTTGACGTCTCCACAATGAGCTCAGTTATCTGGGCCAGCGAAGAGATGAGAATCTCACGCTTCACGAAGTCACTCAAGGGTCGCTCCCTTAGCCTCAATCGCTGTCACGATGTCCTTAGACGCCTTCTTCTTAGTTGCCTCCGCCCAGAGAGCACGAGCTTCCTCCTTGGTCGTCAGAGCGTCGATTGCGACCTGCCAGTCAAGCCCAGCACTTGCCTCGTAAGAGAACGTGTCAGGGTCAGGCTCGTCCGTAGGGAGACACAGAAGCTGAAGGAGGAAGGTTCGGTAAGCGACAGACATGGCCTTAGCCGTTGCCTTGTCCCCAGAGTCGAACGCCTCCGCCGAGACAGCCCCGAGGATTGGTTCCCCAGTCTGACCATGGACAGCGTAAGTCACTGTCACGCGAGCGATGTTCATGAGCGACCCCTTGGCTGTCGTAGCCGTGTCATAGGTGACAGAGTCGACCGCTGGCACGATGAACCCTCCATGAGTTCGGAGTGCCGGGCCGACAGCGTTCATGACGGCGTCAATGCCTCGGAAGTCGAATCCAGTCCCGGTCGTGTTGCGTTCACGCTTAGCGAGACCTTGGACGTCAGTCATCACGTTACGGATGACCTCGGATGCGGTTAGCTGTGTCATGTTCTTAGCCTCTCTTAGCTACTAGGTAGGGGGTTCCGGTTCCGCGAGCCTGACGCGTCAAAGACCAACGGCCCTCGATTAGACCACGCTTAGCGGAGCCCATAGCGTCAAGGACGCGGGACTTCATCTCGTTCATCTCTTGCTCGGCTTGCTTATATTTGACCTCAGCGAGCTGGTAGTAAACGCCAAGGTCGCCCAGCTCTACCTCGTCGTCTGAGATGTCTGGGTGGATTGCTCGGATTGTCGTGTAGGTCGACAGTGCTCCGTCGTAGTCAGGCTGGACGTCGTGGAGCATATGGTCGCGGAAGCGTTCAACGTCTACCAGTGCGGCGTCCTGAGCAAAGCGGGAAGCTTCGACAGGGAACTCTCGGTAACGGTTCCCGTGGAACAAGGCCACGACCCACGCCTTCGAGTAGCCGAAAGTCTGGAGATACCATTGGACTTGTGTCATGTAGTGAGCAGGGACCCCGTCGCTCCAGTCGTCCTCATACTGAGCCGTCTTGACCTCGACGATGCCGAACTCTCCCTCATGCTCAAACAGAGCGTCAGGGTTTGCCAACTGCCAAGGACGGTCTGGGTGAGACCACGTTCCGACGTTACGGTGAAGCGTGAACTCTGGGTGAGTGTCCTCGAACTTATCGAGCACGACAGGCTCTAAACGGTTGCCCCACTCCATAGCCTCATTCGGCTGGACGTGTGCGTCGATGCGTCCGGTCTTCTTCGCCCACAAAGTGAACGGAGACTCCCACTTGTTGAAGCCACAGATGGTCCCGACCTCTGAGCCACCGATACCGGTCGCTCGTAAATCGTGCCACTCCTGCGACCCGTTCTCGAAGTTACCCACGAGACGGGCTGATGTTTTGAATGAGCTGTCCGGCTGATTTGCTAGAGTTCTAGAAGTCATCGGTTCTCCTCTCTCTCCCGGCGACTGAAGCCCCCGGTCTAGTTCCCCCAACTAGGTCGGGGGCTTTTCTTATCTGGAATTAGTTCTGACTATAGTCGAAGCTACAGACATTCCCCTAATAGAGAGAGACGAAATGTTGAAAATCAGTAGAGCAGGCGTAGACGTAATCTGCGACCACTGCGGACTCGAAGCAAGCCAAGCCACAGGACACCTACTAGAGACAGTCCAAGGAGCTCAGACCGTCGCCAAAGAACTCGGCCTCCACCTCGCCGAAGACGGAAAGACTCACGCCTGCGAGATTTGCCGAGTGACAGGAGCCAACTCATGAGCGACCTCTACCTTGAACTCATGGAAGCCAAAGATAAAGTCGGGGAGACTCCATGCGAGACAGACCCAGACCTGTTCTTCGCTGACCCAGAATCTTTCCACCACCTGCGACAGGTCGCATACGCCGTCAGCATTTGCCGAGAGTGCCCAGTACGAGTCCAGTGTGGGACTTACGCTGTAGACGCCGGAGAAGAGTTCGGAGTCTGGGGAGGGCTAACCCCTAAGGAGCGGAAGTTAATCCGTCGTATGCCCCGCCCAAGGCTTCCTGAATCCGTGTGAGAGCACGAGTCACGCGCTTCTTTACGCCACGGTCAGACATAGAGGTCAGAGTCCCGATTTCGTAATACGAAAGTCCGTCACGGAATCGGAGAGCAAGCACTGAACGAACCTCCTGAGGAAGACTCGCATACGCTCCACGGATGTCAGTCATCACAGCAACAGCTCGACCATAGTCACCAGAGAACCCGGAAGTCTTTTCGTGTTCGTGGACAGCGGTCTGAGGGGTCTCCTCCCACAGGAACGGAAGAGCACGCTCTATCTGTCCGAGAGAATAAGTTGCCCCAGCATCGAGACGAGCACCCGAGCGGGCCTGTTGCTCATGAGCGCAATATTTCGAAGCGACTCGGCGAAGAGTGACGAACAGCTTCGCGTCTCCACCTTCCTCGTTTCGGTAACGCTTCACAGTGTCCACGTTCTCAAACAGCCACAGCGTCAGCTCCTGAGTCAAATCCTCAACCTCGACAGCGGACCACTTCGAGCCAATCTTCCAAGAGATGCGACGAGCAAGCGTCAGCTCTTTCTCTTCAATGCTCAACGTGACAGCTCCTTAGAATCGACGGTCGTGCGTTCCCACGAGTAGGGAAGAATCATCTCAACAGCATCGGCACGAGTAATCGTCCCCTTCATGACCACAGGGTCAGAGACGAGGCCAGCCGACTGAGAGAACCAAGACGAAGCGTCGCAAAGAGCCCCACCCTGAATCCACTGAGTGTCCCCGACGAGCTGTTGAAAGCGTGCGTGATGGTAATGGCCTGTGAAGAGGAGGTCTGAATCCCCGATAGGGTCACGAGTCGCCGCCATAGATTTGAACCAACCCAGAATCTTTCCCTCGACGCCTGTACCTCCACCTCGTGCGATGTGACCATGAGTGAGGCCGACAACGTGTCCGAGGATTTCTACGGTCAGAGAGAGGCGTTCACGGGCTGGGAAAGAGAACGTCACGTCTTTGATGCCAGCGAGCTGGAACGCTTCAGCAATCTGCTCCACGACCGCGACGTCATCATTGTCACCGAGGCTCGTGTAAGCCTTGCCGTTCTGACGGTTCTCGCCATGGTTCCCGGGAACGACTGCGACGTGAATCGGGAGGCCAGACTTGCGAAGCGTCAAAAGGAACTCGGTCAAGAGGCGACGGACGAGCTTCACTTGGTCACGACGGTCCAGCTCAACACTGAAAGTCTGTGTCTCATACCAGCCAGAAATCCCCTCAACAAGGTCTCCAGTCATAGGGACAAAGATTGACGTCGCTGGCTTCTTCATCAGGGCCAAGCCTTCAAGGTCTTCAAGAGCGAGCTCGCCAAGCTGAAGAGCCTTCTCGACCATGCCAGCCACTCCGTCGCCGTCAGCCTGCCCAGCCTGTAGGTCTGTGATTTGTAAGAAGTAGGCACGCTCCACGTCAGCCTTCTTCGCACGCTTGCCGGGAGTCGAAGCCTTTACGGCGGAGATGATGTCCTCAAGGTCAATCGTCTCTTCGAGGGGCTTGCGTCGAGTAATCCGGGCCTTGAAATAGTAGAGGCGAGTCACGTTCCCATCGCCTGCGTTAGCGTCCCACGCACGAACCTCGACCGAGTCGCCGACGACAGCGAACTGAGAGGCGTCGATGCCGGGAGGAAGAAGCTCAGCTAAGACTGAATCCCAATCCTCAGGAGCATCTCCACGAGGGTCAGTGACGACGTATCCGCCGTCCTTGCTTATCTGAACACCGGGAGTCCAGCCGGTCGGGTGAGAGTGCTTTCGACCATGGCGCACTTCTGTCGCGTGGCCTTCGGTCCCGACCTTGAGAAGTCGGTCTAGTGGAGAAGTCAATGGTTCGCCTTTCGTAGGCACGAACAGGAACGCTTCCTGTGTCGAGCGACGGCTGAAGAAGAGCTACGAAGTCCAGCCTCGGTCATGATTCTGAACACCTCGTCCGAGCTCTCCCCACCCTTCGAGTATGGGGTGTCAATCAGGGCCTTCAGGGCCGGCTTGTAAGTGTCAGGAACTTCCAGCAAGGCGCGACCGATTACGCACACGGGCGCACGTTCTGAACTGTCCATAGATTAAGGGTAGCTGGGACGGTGGACAGTCGAGCCGGTCATAGCCCCGGGCGTGTCTGAATAACAAAGAGCCCCACCTCCCGCCGATAGGAAGATGGGGCTCTGAGAGCTGTGGGCTATTTGACCGTGACGGTCGCCCGGATGATGTGCTCACGGTATCCGCGAGCCGCCTTCTTGGCGAGCTCGAAGTCAGCGTGCCACGACGCCTTCTCCCAGATGAAGGTCCCAGCGGGGACAGACTCCAGAGCCTTGAGCTCCTTCTGGGCACGCTTGGCCTCGGGGAGGAGACGGCTGAGCTTGACCTCAGTTTGGTCAGCGAGCCACTCAGCGCGAGCCTCAGGAGTCCACGCAGAAGTCCGCTCGTCACCCTCAAGGAAAGCCTCAAGGCGAGAGGATACGCGCTCAGGGTTAGCCGAGTCGATAGTGCGCTGGAGCCCCGCACGAATGGCCTCAATCTTGCGCCCAGCAACGAGCACAGCGAACTCGTACTTGTAGCCGTTAGTGGTGCGAGTGAGGGTCTGACCGTTGACCTCTACGGTGTGGAGGAAGTAAGACATTTGGGGCTCCTAGCTCGGCGGGCCTTTCCCGCTCGGTAGGGTTCCAGAATACACGGAACCGGAGAAAAAGCAAACACATATTCAAGGCAAAGAAAAAGCCCCTCACCTTCTCAGGCAAGGGGCTTCTCCCGGGGGTCACTTTCCGTTAGCTACGGCGTAGTCATCAGCCGCGAAGTATGCGGGCTCAAGAGACTTGACAGCGCGAAGAGCGCGACGGTCGATGTCGTCGATGCCACAGCCTCCGCCTTCGTAGGATGCCTCGAAGATGTTGAGAGCCCAGACGAGATTCCGTGCCTGAGTGGGGGTCAGTTCGATTGTGAGTTTCTTAGCCATGGTCTTATTCCTCCTAGGAGCCCGCTTTAGCGGACTCCCTCCTCTGCGAGCTTCTCGTCAATGCGGGCGACCCAAGTCTTGAGGACTTCGATGTCCTTGCCGAGGCAACGCTGGCAGACAGCTTCGAAGGGGACACGTCCGTCTGTGATTTCACGGATGGTCTCAGCGAGCACCTTGAGCCCGAGGTTCTGGATGAGGTCGCGCTCTTCGTCGCTCTGAGCGTTCCAGTTCTGACCGCCCTCGATTTCAACGACAGTCTCGTTTACTGCGAAAGCACCGGTGCGGTAGTGACCGACGCACTTCTGGATTCCGTAGCGAGGGTGAAGAAGGTGAAGCTTCTGATTGCGGATAAGTCCTGCGGTGAGCTTTACGGTGGTCATTTTCATTTTCCTTGTCTCGGCGGGAACGTCCCGCTCGGCTTATATGTCAATGATACACAGAACCTAACAAAAAGCAAACACATATTCACCCAAAAGAAAAGCCCCTCCCGAACCCGAAGGAACGAGAGGGGCTGAACCTACCTACTGACAGGAGTCACACTGAAGGAAGTCCATTGGGTCGACGGGAACTGCTATCCCACCGATGATGTCTTGAGGGTCGTTATCCATAAGGAGCTCCTACTTGATTTTCACGATGCTACCGGGACGAACCGGTGCGCCGTTGTTGAGGGAAAATAATGTCTTAGCAAACTCGCGACCACTAACACCCTTAGGAGCGTTAGTCTCACCGAGCGAAGCATACGAGTCGCCGTCCTTAGCAATCACGGCCCCGTCAAGACCATCAGCGAATCCCGGCTTCTTAGCATCCGGGCTCTTAGCCATAGCCTTCTCGTTAGCCGGCTTGAGAGGAACGCCCTCAACGTCGACAGGCTGATTCTCTACGAGTTCTTCTTCTAACTTAGCCACACGAGGCTCCTTACTGATTGACGAAAATCCGGTCAAGGATTCCGAGGATGATAGCCGACACAGAGGCGACGATAGCGATGACCGTCATCCAGTGGACCTTAGGTCCCTGACGTTCCTTGAGTAGAGCAATCTCAGTCTCAAGCTCGCTAATCTTTTTCCAGTGACGGTCAGTGGTGGACTCAAGCCTGTCAAGCTTGTCGTTCATGGCCTTCACCATTTCTTCAATGCGGCCTATAGCAACGAGGACCTCTACGTTCGAATCGCTCACGAGACGTCAACCCAAGCCGTACCAGTCCAACGCTTGACAGTCGTCAGAGTGACCCATGCTGAACCCGTCCAGCGTTTAGCGACAGTGTTGACGATGAAGTCAGTCCCGTCCCAACGCTTGCCACCGGCTGTCAACAAGAACGGCGAAGAAGTAGCGTAGGAGCTGTTCCCCACAGAGTTCGTCGAGTATGCGCGGAAGGTGTAGATAAGACCCGGCGTGAGGCCAGTGTAAACGTATTGAACACCCGGCGTCACAGCAACAGGAGACGAGTAAGTCGTGCCGTCAGTAGTCCACTGAACGGCGTATCCCGTGATTGGGTCGCCACCTGTAGAGCCAGAAGCCCCGACAGTGACACCAATGTCTGTCCCGTCAACAGAGACCACGTTCACCGAAGCTGGTGAAGAAGGCACTGTAGGGATTGCGACCGTGCTGGAGTAAGTAATGGCACTAGAGCCGTCAGAGTTCGTCGCGTATGTTCTGAACTGTTGAGACGTTCCCAGAGTCAACGAGCTGAAAGTAGCTGACTGACCTGTACGGGTGTCTCCCCACGCTCCACCGTTCTCGCTTCGCTGTATGTAGTAAGTCGCCGTCCCAGCGGGGGAGGAGACAGAGCTGACAGCAACTGAGACAGTGCTTGCTGTACGAGAGAGAGTCGTAAACGTGGGAGCTCCGGGAGCTCTGTTGTAGTCGGCAAATCCTCCGACGCTGTTAGAGCAAGACGCAGAGCCCCAGCCACCAGTCGAAGCACTGCCAGAGAAGCCGACGCTTCCGAGGTAGCCGTTCGCGTCATGGCCTACCCAGACGTCAAAGCCAGAGACAACAAGACGAGCCCCCGCGCCACTGTAAGACTGAGTCCCAATATTCCACGAGCCCCCTGAGCCGTTAATGTTCAGGCTCACGGTGTTGTTGTAGGACGTCGCACTTCCCCCAGAGAAGTCGATGTAAGCGTCAGCGCGGACTAGGCTCCTGTTGTTTGCCGAGTCGTCCTGAATCTTGTAACACTCAACCCGGAGAGTTAGGAGGCTCGGGTATGAGCTGAAAGTACCGGTCGCGGTAGCCATTGACTACCCCTTACCAGAACCACAGGTCGCCAACAGAAGGGCTAGTAGGAGCTGTCTCCTGAACACTAACCTTCGAGCCGTTCACCTTGCCAGCGTTGAGGAGAGCCTGCTCGCCTGAGCTCAACTGAGAAGCTAGAAGAGCGTCTCCTTCGTAAGCGAGAGACTTCCAAGTCGTGCCATTGTGAACTTCTGGCTTGACCGTTGAAGTGTTGAATCCACCAGTACCGATGACAGGAGAAGAAGGACGAAGAGCTGTCGTCCAGCGACCCCACTGAGCACCGAGGAACGTGCGAAGGTCAGCCACGTCAGAGGCAGAGATAGTCACAGCGTTAGCAGGGACCGTCACGCGGGCGATAGGGAGCTCGTAGATTCCCTCTTCAGTCTGGGTGAGCGTCGGGTCTGTTGGACTAGCCGCCGCTGTCCCGGCCTTGACGGCGAGAGTCACAGAGTTCGTCGATGGGTCGAGCTTGAGGATGACGAGGTCACGTCGAGGGTTAGTCGAAGCGGAGCCAATGTTCAGAGTGACAATTGCGTCGCTGTTGTAAGCGTGACCGCGAACGATAGCGAAGCCGACAGCTACCTTGACGGTCATTCCAGACGAGTCACCGTAAGCCTTCAGCTCAGTTCCCGCAGGAGCACCAGAGACGCCCGTGTAAGTCAAGCGACGGAAGAGCTGAGAATACTGAGCCTCAGTCGTGTCCTGCGCGTCGAAAGGGTAAGAAGTCTGAGTCATTAGTTTTCCTTCGTGGTGATGTTAGCCATGGCGAGAGAAGAGAACGCTGGGCCGAGAGCTGTATAGGCTCCAGTCGCAAACATGAACCACTCAGGAGCGAGAGCACCAGTAGCCGTCAAGCCACCCATGAAGCCGATGATAGCCAGACCGGTGATGCCGTAGATAGCCCAAACAATCTTCCGGGCCTTGTTGTTCGTGATGATGGAGCCAAGGTCAGCGGGCTTGAGCTGTGAAGCTAGAGCTACCTGTCGGGCGTTAATCTCAGCGATTTCTTGTTCATTTAGTTTTGCCACAGGCTTCTCCTTGTGTTCGATATTTTCGGGCTTGACAGAGGGTGGAGGGGTCGGCTCTACAGGAACCGGAGGAGGCGTCACAGGGACGGCTGGAGCAGAGTTCAAGTCAGGCAGGCCGTCAGTGCCGGCGTTAGTGAACGCACCACTCCAGAACCAATTCCCAGAAACGCCTTGGAACCATACAGGATTCCCGCCGACGTCCTCACCATAAATCCAGCCGATGAAGTTCCCGACCTCGTTAGGTTCAAGGTCGCCGTCAAGACGAGCTGACTGAGAGGAGGGAGCTTCACGACGGAACACTCCCGCAGGGCCGGCCTGACGTTGAGTGCCTGCCAGTGCTGGAGGAGCCGGTGCGATGGGAGCCTGATTTATTGGACGAAGGAACCCGTCGACGTTAGCCATAGTTCTATCGTGACGAGTGACAGCGTTAGCGATGCCCGCGTTCTGTTCGATAGTGCCAAAGGTCGAGCCGTCCCACGCACGAGTCACGACGCCGATGTGACCATCGCGTCCGTCATAGATGTCCCCAGAGGCGATGAAGATGTCTCCGACTTGAGGGTTCGAGTCGACACGGGTGAAGCCGTGAACTTCTGAAACGCGAGCATTGAACCACCAGTCAACAGCCGCACCCACAGCGACGAACCCGCCACCGAGGACGCCCTCATTGTAAAGGTTAGCTAGAGCTACACACTCAGAAGCTCCATGGTTGAAGACCTGAGTCCCGTTAGGGATACGGATGAACTCGTCCCAGCTCATAGGGGGACAGTCATAAATCGCCACGTCGGCTCCTTCTGTGAAAGCGGGCTTGAAAATTATCCAGAAATAGACTTTTTCGGGAACTTATTTTTGACAGTCTCGACAGCCAAAAGCCAGTCCTGTTCTGTCGCTTCGCCCCTTTGCCAGCGGAAAAAAATGGGGTCAGACTCTTCCCTGTAGGCAAGCTGTCTACTAGCCTCGACTGTTTTGTTTAGGAATTCATTTTCAACCTCAGGCCAAAGGTTAGCAAGTTCTTTCTCGGTTGGTTTTTTTGAGTCATCAAGCCACTCAAGTCCCGAATATTCGTTGCCAGAAAGAGCCCACTTTTTTCCCGGGAATCTAGCTTGTAAGATTTGAGAAATATCCACTATCCGGCTACCTCCATTAACGTGATTGTTGAAGCACCAATCGCGGCAAACATATACGTCCCGTTTTGATAACTTCCAGCGGGGGCCCTGTTCAAGAACATGGTCCCGCCCTCTGAGTTGAACTGGACGTCATAAGTTATCGCAGAGCCAGAATTAGGAGAGTCAAGATAGTTCACAGTCACAACTCTTCGAGAGTGGTTCGTGTCCGAAGCGTAGAGCATACCGGTCACACCACTCGCCAATTGGTTTCCAGTACCCGGAGGATTACCCGTGGCAATTGGAGAGCCGTTCCTTAGTATCCTGAAAGCGGCATCGTTAGACGAGTTTCCTAGGTCTGCGTTTACAATGACAAGTATTTTACTAGATGAGCTTCTCGGAGTTATCGAAAGATTCATCCTGCTAGAGGGCCAAGTAATCCAAACATTTTGAGAGACCCCCGCCGCATAAGCGTTGCCGTCAGTCTTAGAAACAACCTGAAGAACCCTGCCCGGCTGTTCAATAGAGTTAAGTCTTGACTCTGCTGTAGCCAGCCTGCCGTCATACGCCGTCACTGTTGCTTCTGCCTCGCCCATGCGGACAGCCAGTTCGGTGTCTGACGGAGCTACAGAAACAGTCGTCTTAATGATGTAGTTGAGAACTGCGTAAGGCTGAAGGTTCGTGTGAGCCTGCCCGCCACCAGTGTTCTGGTTAGTCGCTGTCGTCGGGAAGTTCCCATATTGGACCTCACCCGAGCCACTAGCCGCACCTTGGTCGTTAGCCGCTCCGGTGTTATACGAATATCCGAATCCATAGTGGGCCCCGCTGGAGCCAGCCCCATTGAAAATCCATTGACGGTGGACGTGGTTGTGAGCGTTCTGAATGTGCGTGTGGCTAGGCATCTGAGCCTCAGTCAAAGCAACAGACTCGACACCGCCAGTCCAGCCAAGACCTTCGAAGGTTTGACCGTCCCCATTCTTGCCGACAGGGATACGTCCACGGAGGTCAGGCACGTTGAACGTAGATGACCCGTTACCTTGACCCCAAGGAGACGAAGCCCCACCGAGAGCCGCATAAAGGGACGAGTAAGTAGAGCGTGAAACAGCCGCACCGTTACAGAGAAGCCAGCCCGCCGGGATGGTAGCTGAGGCCCAAGGGATGACAGCACCACAGGGGAGAGTCCCGTACTGAGCTATTGACCTCCACGCCGGGAGGCTTGCGTCGTACTGGTACTCCCCGAAGATGTCGCCGTCGCTCGGAGAGTTAGGGAAGTTGAGAGCCACGATTACGCCTTAGGGTATTTCTTCTTGACGTCAAGACACTTCTGTATGTAGTTCGCTACCTGAGCCTCGTCGCCCTTGACCACGCCGTCGATGTAGTCACGGAAGTCAGGGTACTCAGCCGCGCGAAGACGCTGGTACTCAGTCGCATCGTATTCGGCCTGTAAGCGTGCGAGCTCGGCAAGGATAGCCTCATCTGATGGGCGTTCAATGTCTTCACTCATCCATTCCAAAGTCGAGAGGTCGTCTTCTTCGTAGGACCACGCAGAGCTTGGAGCAAGAGAAAGAATTGCGTCTCCGAGTTGTAATGTCATTGTGCTATCTCCCAAATCACGGCGGTCGATACTCCGACCTCCCAGCTATTCTGACCACTTGAACCGTAGGCCCGGTTCAAAGCAAAAGTCTCTGTACCTCCGCCGGATTGCGTAATCGCTATCTGTAGCGTGGTGCTGTTAGTGTTTGTCGCTGGGGCGACGTACTGAATACTCGTAGTGTTCGGCGTGCTTGCTACGTCCGTGTCATAAGACAGGGCCGCGAAGCCAGACCAAAAGTTTCCGTCAGTGTTGTTGAACCCTTGATAACCCGAAGTGCTTACAAGTGAGCCGTCCCTAAAGATGCGAAATGTTCCATTGTATTGAGTTTCATAAGTAATCATCCATTGAACCAATAAGAGGCTGTTAGCTCTCTTCGGGGTGTATGTAATATTCAGAGGGCTGATAATTGTCCCACCCGCAAAAGCATAAGTCGCGCGAGTGTCTGTCCTGATGTGGTTGAACCCGAGAACAGTTCCGGCTGGAAGCCTTGCCTGATTCAGCGTGCCTGAGTTTATAGACCCCGCAGGGACCCCAGAGGTAGCCGTGTAGACAGAACCCTCAAGGCTTGCCACACGAGTCTCCACGTCAGCCAAGCCGAAAGGCAGATTCGCGTCACTAGGGTTCTTCACCTCAACCCACTGAGAGGAGTCGCCGTCGTTGTATCTAACGAAAGCTGAGCCGTCGTTTGAATAGAACCACATAGCGTCATCCGGAGCGTCCACAGGCTGAGAGTCTGCGACGATAATGCTCGCACCTCCGCCTCCACCTGCGGGCTCGTTACGTTCAAGGTTTGAGATGCGCTCATCTTGAGAAGCCTGAGTAGCGATGACCTGAGACTCGACGTCATCAGTAGCAACAGAGACAGGGTTTCCGACAGTCGCGCCAACCTTGACGCCCTCATCCGTGACGACGATAGCGACCTCAGTGACTACCTGAGCCACCTCAGCATCTCCGACCACGACGGACACCTTGTCGCCAAGGCCCCAGTCGACGCCGTAAGTCATATTGTCGTCATCAGTAGGAGTGACAGAGACTGACTCGATGGTCAGGCCCTTCTCCGCTAGGAGCTCATCTCCAGCCTGTTCAAGCTCAGCCAGTTCGCTCGTGTTGCGTTGGTCTTTGAAGACCTCGATACGGGCGTTCCATGCCGTCTCAGCGGTCACAGAAGCTGTCGTAGAACGCTCGATAAGAGTGCGCTCCGCACCGGCTCCCTGACCGGCAACAATGACGCGGGTAGCCTGAGGACGAGAGTAGGCGTACTCAGACTTAACTAGCCTGTTGTTGTCGATGTCCATACGGACCGAAGCTGAACGGTCAACCGGTGCGAAGATTTGGAACTCTAGCCCGTTGCCCACCTGTTCGATGGTGTAGCCCAGACCTGACGTAGCCAGAACCTGACCTAGAAGCTTGTCTAGAGGGTCGAAGCGTGCTCGGCCTGTGACAGTTACACCACGAGCAGAGTCAGCCTCTACAGTGAGCCCTGAGACGCGACGAGCGACAGGGGCAGAAGAGCCAAGGTTCGCTCCAATGTATGCCTTCGCTACAGTCTCAGCCTTACCAGTGCGGACGTCATAGTCGCCCTGAGCCGTGAGGTCATCAGAGGCCGGGGTAGGGTATGCGACGCGCTGGCTCAAAAGAGCAGAATCGTCAGTTCCTTGAATCTCCCAAACACCAGTCGGGTCTTCTGCGGTCTTCACGTTCTTAGCTGTCACGGTCGAGCCGGACAAGAGAACACCGGTCGGGCCGGTAATGATGATTCCAGCACCGGGCGCACGAAGAGCGTCAGCGAGAGAGTGGTCTGCTCGAAGGTTTAGCTTCCACCCGCCGACAGCGTTGAAGCGCAAGACAGCCTCAAGGCCGACGAGCTCTTCTGGCATGATGACGCCAACGCGAGCTAGAGAAGAGTCCCTAACTTCGACGGTGATGTCATTAATCAGCATTAGTGAATAACCTCTCGACGTGGCTTATAGGAGCAAGTGATGAGCGTCGCGCCAACTCCACCGATACCGGGAGAAGTGCCTGTCGCTTCGACGTTCAAGACTGAGACGCCTGCGGGGATGGAGAACAACTTAGGAGAAGCTCCGAGGTTGGCGTACTTGTTGACGTTGTCTTGATTGGTGACGTGTCCTGTTTTCGTGTCGACAGTGATGGTCTCCGTCGAAGGGATGACAGCCTCATAAGAGAACGAGCGTCCGTCTGGAGCTGTTACTGTAACGGCGTCGATAGGGCCACGGAACGTCCACGTCGGGAAAGCATCCACGTCGCCGGCGTTCTCCACAGTGAACTCACCGATTACTTGAGAAGACTTGACCTGTAAAGCGGCAAGCTTAGGGAGCAGACCACGAGGGTCAGGGTCAGAACCTAGGAAGAGACTCTCTGAGTCAAGCGAAGTCCAGTAAGGGTCTGGAGCCTGAAGAGTGATAGCCCAGCGGGCGAACGTGCTTCCAGCTTCGTCACCGAATACAGTCTCAGCTCCGCCGGTGTAGTGGACCTCTATCTCGTAGGGGCCTTCACCGTCACCGTACACGGCGCGAAGATGTGGAGCAGAAGTGCGGTCAGACAAAGCCGAAGCAAGACGGCGAAGTTTAGTCTCCACGTCTTGACGGTCTTCGCCGATGACAGCGATAGGGAAGTCAAAGTCTCGGACAGTGCGTCGAGTAGAACGCCACGTCCCGCCGTCTCCAGCGGAGTTCTGAATCTTGACCGCTGTAGGAGCGATACCTAGACCACGAAGACCCGACGTCAGGGTGAATCCCTGCGAGCCGTCGAATGGGATTGTGTCGCCGTTGCCTCCGATGAGGAAGAGTTCGAGGTCTACCATGCGCTTAGAACCTTTGCTCGCTTGAGTGCTGTAAAGAGTGCTTGTTCGGCGTCTAGAGATTGGTTAGGAGCCGCGTAGTAGTTCACAGTCTGTCCCTTTCCGTTTCCGTCGAGGCCCATCATGCGCTCAAAGTCTTTGAGTGGCGTCACTACTTCTGGGCCAGCTTCACCGATGAGGGCTGTCGTGGGTCCGTTTACGAATCCACCCTTGGCGAGGTGAGGGATACGGCTGAGGCGAATGTCTACGCTTCCATTAGTTGCGTCTTTGATAGCTCCAGCGACCATGTTGACGCCGTCAATGATTCCGTTAATGGTGTCAATGATGTTGTTAATGGTCCACTTGATGCCGTCTACCACGCCTTCAAATATACCGGAGATAAAGTCTCCGACACCCTGAAACACCGTCTCAAAGAAGCCACCGATTTTGTCGAGGCTGGACTTGAAGAAGTCAACGATTTCTCCCCAGTGCTCGACGACCCACTGGATTACTAGACCCAGAGGACCGATGAAGAAGGAGAGGACGAGGCCCCAGTAATCCTTAATCCAGTTCACGAAGTTAGTGATTGCGTCAGTGAACCAATCGACTATCCCTGTCCAGATGGTGTCGATAGCTTCGCCGATGCCAGTCCAGAGGTCGCTCCACCATTGAGCGATTGCTTTGAACGACTCATCTAGCCAGCCCATGAAGCCAGCCCATACTTCGCCAATCCACTTCGTTACCATCTCCCAATTCATAACGAGGAAGACGATAGCTCCGATTAGGAGGCCGATGCCGAGGACAATCCAAGTGAACGGGTTAGCGAGCATCGCGACAGTAAAGGCCCACATAGCGACGACACCCGCCCAGATAGCCGGGGCTAGTGCCGCGAGGATGATTCCACCCAGTGCCGCAAGGATAGGGATTGAAAAGTTCGCGTTCTCAGTCATCCACTCAAAAGCGGCTCCCATGCCGTCAAGGATAGGGATGAAGAAGTCTGCGACGAACTTAGTGACAGCCGCCATGACTGGGAGCAGGGCCTCGCCGAGGCGTGCCTTTCCGTTCTCAATCTCAGCGTTCGCGCTACGTTGCGAGTTAGCGAGACCGTCCGCCGTGTTCGCGAAGTCCCCCTGAACCTTTGACGTCTGCTCCATGAGCGAGCCGTAACGGGCCTGAACCTTCTGGGCTTCCGTCATCTGGCCTGTGCCGTCCCAGATACCAGAGGCGAGAGCGTAAGCTTCGACAGCCGCCGCGCTCAGGTCGATGCCGTACTTGCGGAGAGGTTCCGTCTCGCCGGCTAGACCTGACTGAAAGAGTCCAAGAGACTCATTGACGTCGAGGTTCATAACCGAAGCGAAGTCGGCTCCACGAGTTGACAGGTCGTCAATAACCTTCGAGACGTCCCCGCCGTCGCCGGCAATTGTTCCAGCGAAAGCGGAGAACTGTGTCGCGATGCCGTTGAACGCTGACGTCGAAAGGCCGAGTCGTTTAGCTGAGTCTTCTCCGAGCTTTGCGATTGAGTCAGCCGCGTCTCCGAATGTGACCTTGATAGCGTTCTGAGACTCTGTCAAATCGGATGCTGAAGTAATCGCGCCCTTGAAGAAGTCGACAGCCGCAAACACTGAGAAAGCCGCGACAAGTGGTCCGACGAAAGACTTCGCCGCTGTGACCATCCCGCCACCGAGCTTCTTTCCGCCTTCGGTTCCGGCGGTCTCCATGTCGTCGCCCAGCTTGCCCTTGAGATACCTGTCAAGGTCCTGCGTGCCGGGGACAATGTTGACGAACGCCGTAGCGAGAGCTCTCGATGCCATTAGTCTTCCTTCGGGTTCATCCAGTCCAGAATCTTTCGAACCTCTTGAGGAGGTCGCTGAGTCTTTCCTGTTCTAACTGTGTTCTTGTCAGGGAACGGGTTAGGGTACGGTTTCGGTTTCTTGCCCTTGCCACTGTTAGCCATAGCGAGGAGGTCGTAAGTGTGTGAGGTGACTATCCATTCGCGGGAGACTGGATACTTCCAGCCCGCTTTCACGGCTTGAGTCCACGACTCAGGGTCTCGCAAGATGACGGCGAGGAGGAGGGTCGCCTCACGGTAGGAGACGGACCGTCCAACGTCGTCGATGCTTACGCCACACTTAGAGCGCAGGTCGTAGGCGAGTTCTGCGGGATGCTCCTCGATTAGCTCTCGGAGCTTGAGGATTCCCCCACAGGCGCACCCTGAGTCCAACCTGCGAGGAAGGTCTGAAAGTCTTCACTGTTCATGGAGTCGATTGCGTCTAGTGCGTCACTGCCTTCGCCCATGGTCAGCTCGATGATGGTGAACACTGTGTCCATTTCATCCTTGGCCTTGCGCGATTTACGGAGGACCCCGACGGGGATGTCTGCGAACTTAGGGACGGAATACTTTTTTCCGTCTACGGTGAAGTGATGTTTTTCTAAAGTCATAGCGGTTCCTTTGCGGTCTTGTATCAGTTCTGATACGGCGGTCAGCGGTCAAGTGTGGTGGAACCCGGGAAGAGGACGACCGCTCTATCCCCTCCCCGGGGGTATTACCTAGTCAGCTAAAGCTGAATAGAACTTCTTGAAGCTGTAGCCAGCGGCTGAAGCGTAAGCGGTAATCGTGATTTCGTAACCGACGGGCTCACCGTTCTGGTATACCTGCTCACCTACGGAGAGGATTTCACCAGCGGGGATGTAGGTGCGGATTGCGTCAGCACCGTCAACAAGGTCGATAACGAACGACTTGCGTCCACCGGTAGCGGCTGGGTCAATCTCGATTGCTCCACCGGTTACGGTTGCGCCGTAGTATGCGGCGAGAGTAGCGGCTGAAGTCTCCAGAAGAGTCGCGCTGAAAGTAGCGGTCGCTTCGGTTACTACCTCACGGACGAGGTCAGAGTTCTGCCAAGCGCGAATCTGGTTCGTGCTACGGTCGCGGGTTTCGGAGACACCGTCTGCGGAAACATATCCGAGGTCAGTGAAGCCGGTGAGAGTTGCTACTGCGCTAGTGGGCGCGGTTGCTGAAGTGGCTCCGACGTAGATTGCGCCGGTAGTTCCAACATTCACATTTTCAGCCGATAGGGCCATAGTGATTTCCTTTCGAAAGGGGGTGAGGCGGGATGCCTCTTACTTCGGCGACGCCGAAATCTAGAGAGTCGAGCCCTTGACTACAAGGTCGACTGAGAGGGAACGCTTCTCCAACGGAGACTCGTCTGTGAGGCGGACTGGACCAAGCGTGACGACTGCCCGCTTGATATGTTCGCCGGGTATCTGGACGATGAGAGCACCGACTAGAAGTCCGATGTCTGACGCTGTCGCATAGTCGGCGGAGTAGACGTCGATTGTGAGCGTCGCTTCCTGACGTATTACGTCAAGGGTTCCGCTGTAGTTACCAACGACGACGACTTCTGCGTCTGGGACTGTGGCTTCTGGTGGAAGCTTCTTGGTTCCTACTCGCACCTCTAGAGCTGTAGCTGTAGCAAGTGACTCGTTTAGGAACTCTACGATTAGGGGCTCGATGTCTGGGAAGATGACTGCCACGGTTTACCCTCCTCGGGTTGTGAACTTGTAGAGGGCTCGACGCAGGTGGGCGATGCCCCAGCGTTTCTGTGTGGAGAACATAACTCCGAGAGCTGTTTGTGGGTCTGCCTGTGAGACTACGTTGACGCGGGGTCGCCCTCCGCGTGACTCCCACTCGACCGCGAAGCCTGCCTCAGAGTATCCAGTGAGGCGTCCGCCGGGGCCCTTCTCTGCGTCTGACGCTGTGGCCTGAGCTTCTGTAGCTACTTTCTGGCCTACTTCGACGAGGAGGTCTCGGACTTCTTTGTTCTTGTTGAGGAACTCTCGAACACCTAGCTCGTCAATGACGACCTTGACGTTCTTAGCCACGGCGACGTCTTACGTTGACGACTACTCCGGGGACGAATCCGGGCCAGAGCTGAGGCCACTCTTGAGGGTCTCCGTCTTTCACCCATTCGCTCTCACGGATGACGAAAATGTCTCCGTCAAGGACTGAAGTGTTCTCGGGTAGATAGAGCGTTAGGCGGGCGTCTACGGCGTCTCGTGATACCTCTACGGGTTCAGTCGAACCGGTGTAGGCGAAGAGACAGTCTCGAATCAGAACTTCTTGAGTCCCATAAGTGGGATTCCCGTAACTGTCTGTCCCATTTTCGGAACGTCGAATAATGGTTATGGGTTCATCGCCTCGGATAATCATTAGACGTTGTCAATCCAAACTGGCTCGTCTGTCCCGGGAAGGCCGGTGACGTAACGTGCTGAGTTCATGTCGGGGGCTGTAGTGAGTGAGAAAGCTTTTCCTCGCGTTACTGGAGCGAGCATATTTTTCTCATCTGGGGAGAGCCAAATATCTTTCTCGCCAAAGGAACGACCCTGACCAAAAGGCCCGGTGTTCTGTTGCCAGTAGGTGAGGTTCTCTGGGTTACGAAGAACGCGGGAGACCATGCGGACGAGAACAAGCTTGACAGTATCTACAGAGAGAGTCCCTGCGGTGATGCGTTCTTGAATGCGAGGGTACTCGGACAGGATGACTTGTTCAGCGTCGAGGATAAGTTTTCCGACAAGCTCTTCGTCTGTGGGTGCGCCAGAGCCAACCCAACGGGCTACCACGTCATCGAATGTCGCCCAGTGAACAGTGTGAGGGTGAGCCATAGACCGCGCCTTTCTAAAGTTGAGGGGGTGAGAGGCTGGGGTGGGGGAGGAGTGCTCCCCC